CCAAGTGGTAGCTTTAGGCTTTGCTCCAATACTATGTTCCATGAATTTCTGTAGTTCATTGCGCATAAGAGTCTCTTTACGGTCTTGCATAGCGTTATCTACATCTCTAGCCATCTGCTCTACCCAATAGCTTACTGCCATAGACAAGACATCTAGCCTATCGTCTTGTGCTAAAGCTCCTCTATCGGTGGTTATACGACTCATTTGGTAGAATAATTGATACTTCAGGGCTGTCTCAGGCGTATATTTCTGCGTAGAACCATAGTCACTGTCGATAATCTTTTGGTCTACTATGAGTCTATGTTGGTTCATTACAGGCTCTAAGGTGTCTATGATACGCTTTTCCTTTTGCGTAGAGTGTCTTACTTCCTCTACTGTTACCTTATGGGTCTTCATTAGGAAGGGAGATAACATCTTGGTAAACATACCATCACCAAAGTTACTCTCCACAAGCACTAGATTAACCTTTTCGTCTTTAGCAATGTTGGCTAGGCGTTGTAAGGTCTTATCCTCATAGCCTCCGTCTAGTCCACCTGCTTGAGTTATAAATAGTTGTCCGTTAAGCATCTTAACGACTGCATAAGCAGTTTCATCTTTACCTCGACCTGAAGGGTCAATAGCCATGACACTTCCAGTATAATCTACCCAATCACCTTGTAGCGCCATTGGTCTATAATAAGCATCACCATTAAGACCCACACAAGGTACATCGTCTATGCGTAGTTCGGGTGAACTTGCCCAAATAACTTTCTCAGGGGCTTTGTCAGGGTTCAAGTTCATAACGATAAGGTCACTTAGTTTAAGTGGGAACTTATCCATATCCGACAGTCTAGTATCGAGCATGAACTGTAAGGCAAAACCGCTACGCCCATAAGAGGCTTCTCGGTCTGCGAGGTCTTCATTAGTAAATCTTTGTGGGTCTGTAGATTGCCCGATAAGGGTTTTATCTGCTTTAAGTTCGTCTTTAATCTGCTCGGATAAATGAAACGCCAACGATTTAAGTTGTGTATCCGTTGGGTAACGAGCAGTCCAAATCTTGAGCTTGTAACCTCGTTCCGTTAAGGCGTTATACAAGCTCTGTTCTGTTTGGGGAGTACCCAAGAACAGAATACGACCTTTAGGCTTAATTATGGCTTCAAACTCTTTGACACTTTCAGACAACTTATCTCGCATCCCTTGAGTCATTGAGTTGTTCGGAACTTCCACATCATCGGCTACTATGAGGTCGGCTCGACTACCTGCAAGTTGTCCTGTTATACCTAAAGATTTAACTGAAGGTTGGTGGGAAGCTCTAGCAGGTTTTACATCAAAACTTATTTTAGATTGTCTCTGCGATTCACTAGGAATAAGATGGTTTAATATTGGCATCTCATTGATTAGTCTTAAAGTAAATGTTGAGAAATCATCGGCTCTCGATTTACTTGCAGATACTACTAAAATATTTATTTGCGGATTAAGCAGTAATTGATGGCATACATAAGCGGAAGTAATCCAAGATTTCCCTACGCCCCTAAATGCTTCTACAATACTTCTTTGGTCTCCTGATTGAATAAAGTTGGCAATGTCATATTGAATTTTTGTTGGTGCAGGAAGTTTTAAGTGCTTCCAACACATAAATAAGAAGTTCCTGAAATCCCTTATTTTGGATTCCACCTACGCTTCTTTTTCGTCTAAATCAAAAGGTAATTCATCTACTAGATTTTTAAGTGTTGAGTCTTCAACAGGTACACCTTCAATGCCATTATCTTTTAGAAACTGTCTAGCAACATTAAGGTCTGAGGCTTTTACTTCGTCTTCTTTAACTCGTTCTAACAATACTTCAGCAAGTTTGTTATGTAGCTCATCCATTAAAACTTCAGTTTTTTGTTTATCAGCCATTATTTCTTTTTAGGAAATCCTGCTTTCATATTAGCGTAGCTCTTTTTAGTAACTGTACTTTTTTTCTTACTACGACTAATACCGAGGCGTTTCCTGCGGTTAATATTTTCATATAAACTCATAATCTTCTCCTGTTGTTAAATAAAATCTCTTAAAAAAGAGCATCTCTTACTACTAATACTAATTGAGCAAACAACATAAAACCTACAGACCATAAAACTCTATTTATATTTTCAATAGATTTTTGTATGTGAGCTAAATGGTTTGTCTCAATAGTACGAATAGAATTTTCAATAAGTTTTATATTCCCATTGATTTTTTCAATTTCGACATTTAACTCATTTACATCTTTCATTAGAAAACTACGCTAACTACAATAAGTAGTATTGCTACCTTCCATAATTCTAATTTGTAAGTAGAATATGTGTGTACTTTTTTAATTACATCAATCAGTTCCATTAGCTTCCTCTTCTTTTATTTCTGCTTCAGGTAAGTCTTTTTTTAAAACTTCCATGTGGCTTTTTTCTAAAATATCTAAATTTTGAATTTGTAGGCTTATTTGCCTTCTTTGTTCTGCAACTGATTGAAGTTGCATATAGGCTACTTTACCTGCTTCAGTTAATTTAGTTTCATCGTATTTTTTATCATCCCATAAAAACATAAGTTTTCTCCTTGATTTTTGTTATCTTAAAGTGGAACTTTATTGTGTTTCAGAGGCTAACTTTGCAGTCCAAGCATCTTTAACAGCATCAGTCCATACAACATTTGATATTGCTTGAACTTCTGCATCTTCAGAAGATATATCCATATCAGGGTGTAGAACGTGCCTATGTCTACTACGAGATATTTCTACATCATCTTCTTTGATAACAGTATCGGTAGCTACTTGAACAGCTTTGTACTCTCCAACTACTTCTATCTTTGCTATCTCTATTGTTTTTGTTATTGCCATTTTTTTCTCCTTATTAATTATTTAGCTACTCATGTATGTTCCACCAAGAGCAATTCTTGTTCCATTTGAAATCATTGATGGTGTAATTTGTGCAGAATTATCTCCATTAATATAATATAAATATATAAAGCTATTATCTGAATAGACTGCACCACCTACTGGCTTACTATTAACATCAAGGTTACTAATATAACTTACAGCCATGCTGTGAAAACTTAAATTTGTACCTACAGGTGTAAAAGGTAAATTACTTATTCTCATTACATTACCACTCATGCCACTACCTTTTACATTTACTTCCACATAAACTTGAATAGTTACTGCTCTTCCAACTTTAGTATAAAACCCTTGAGCTTGATACATAGACGTAGGAGAATTATTAGAACTGTCGTCAAGGTCAGGTGTAAATGTACCCTCTTCATAATCATCAAGTGTATTAGCTGAACCTGTACCGCCAAGGGCTATACCATTATTTACTTTAATTAAACCTGCGGTATCAATGCCTATTCTTTCCGCACCACCATTGTAAAACTTTAATTCATTAAAGTTGTGATTGTAAGTTATTCTACCTGCATCATTGTCACCGCTATCGGCAAAATTAATACTAGCGTCAGAAGTTGCACCTGCAAGAATTGTCATTCCTACATCAGTATTGCCCTCAATTACTAAATGGTCAGCCCAAGCATCAACACTACCACCTGTATCTGATTCTTTAATGTGTATTCCTATACCTAAGTCTTTTGTAGCTAAAACACCAATACCCTCACTAGGTACAGACAAACCACTGACAGCATTAACATTACCAGAACTATCTATAGTTAATTTATTTACATCATTAACTCTAAATAGCATTTGATTAGTGTCATGCTTGTAAGTAATACCACCCCTTACAGGGTCACTACCTGATGTACCATCTGCAAAGAAAATATTTCCTGAATCCCCTGAACCACTACCACTATAAATTGTCATTCCCGCATCACCTGAGCCAGAACCAATTACTAAGTTTCGTGCTTGTGAATTAAATGTACTTGGTATTGTATTTGCAATGCCTACGCTTCCATCAGCAACTATGCGCATACGTTCAGTTGAAGCAGTTGCAAACCGCATACTATCTCCATTGTGGGCGTATTCTAAATAACCTCTGTATCTATCTGCTCCACTAGTGCCATCTCCAAAACCTAAAGAATGAGTGCTACTTGTTGGAGACCACAAAGTTATTCCACCAGAAGATGAAGTGCTACCTACTGATAAATCAATAGTTCCACCAACACCATTATCTGTTGAGCCTATTGCAACTTTTCCAGAGCTATCTATAGTTATCGCAACAGCATCGGCATTATCATCTATACCTTTAGATGTAAAATTTAGTTGCGGATTATTAGCCTTATCTCTTGCGTTTGTCATTTATTAAAACTCCTTGGTTTTAGAGGTTACTATAGGGTTCTTCTGTGCTTCAATTTGTGCGTCTAGCTGTACTTTCATTTCATCTTCAGTTTTATCTGAATGTTTAATGACACATTCTTTAGCTTCGTCTTTAGTTATTGTAGCGAAATCTTGGTCGTTAGTAGTTCCGTCTGAGCCATACATTCCTGCACTATGCTCTCCGTCTACAGCGTCAAGTCTCCAATGTATAACTTTGACTTTGTTGTCTGCATCGACTTCAAAGTTTGGAAACGACCATGTGTATTCTGTTGCCATTTGTTTTCTCCTTGTTATTAATTAATTTATTCTGCATCGTCTCTAGCTTTACGGTTTTTATAGTCAGCACGAGCTGTTACTAGTGCCACAAAGTCTGCTTGGTTAGATGGGATTGAATCAGTAAATGAATCATCATTCATTAACTTAGTTGTCCACTCTTGTTGCATACGCTTCCAAGAATTATTAACTTTACCATCTATTGCTCCTTGAAGCCATACATCAATGCCCGCATTATCCGTGTCGTTGTATAAATCATTAGACAGAAGTTTTTGTTCTAAATCTGTTAATGTTATTGTTTTTGTGTGATTAGCCATATTATTTTATCTCCTTTAAGATTGATTGTTTCGTCATTGTTAAGCTACTAAGTGTCCTGAAAAGAATGAATCAGCTGAAATGTCTGATGAGCCTACTCCTGAACCTTGATTTGAACCGCCCTGTACTACTTGTACTGTTGCAGTATCATTTGCATCCATATCAAATAATCCATCAATGTTTAAATTCCAATCATTTCCACCCGCCCTAGCTACATCGGACAAATTAGAGTAAGACCTATTACTAGTAGCAATATTTATATAATAATAATTAGTACCACCATCTGTATTTAGTTCTCCAAATTTAATAGAAGCTGATAAATGATATTTACCAGTAACAGGGGCGGTAAAAGTACCTGAAGTACCCGCTCCATCTAAGGAAAAATCATTATTCAAATCAAATCGTTCTGTGCCAAACTTAACAGCAACTACAACCCCTCTTTGAAAATTAGATTGAGTAGAAGATGGGTGAACGTGAAACGCGGGTTGATGTGGCATAGTTATTGCACCAGTAGAATCAATTCTCATTCTTTCAGAACTGTTTGCGTATAAAGCCATATAGTCACCATTATGGTCATACAATAATTTACCTCTTTCATTAGCACCACTATCACCAAAATTTATTTGACCTGCACTTGATGTACCAGTAAAGATAGAAATTCCTG